GGTGATTGGGTTGAGAGTTGTACAGCATTGGTAGAACATCATGATGGCCATTGGGAAATTGTAACATGGACTCAGGAGAACGACAATCATGTTGAGTGATAAAATTACTATCGTAGTACCTTGTAAAAATGAAGAAAATTATATTCATCATTTATTGGAACACTTGAAGAATCAAAACATCGGCAATACAAGAGTAATTATTGCTGATTGTTCCACCGATAATACTAGACAAGTCATAAAGAACAATAGTCTTACAATGAATGTTGAAATCATTGATGGTGGTCCAGTTTCTATTGCCAAAAACAATGGCGCCAGATTAGTAACCACTCCATACATATTATTCATAGATGCAGATGTTCGTTTCTTTAAACAGAATGTGATTCATGATGCAGTCAATACAATTGAATCTAAGAACTTAGACCTTATTGGTTTAAACATCAAGTGTTATGATAATGACAAACGTGCATCTATTGGATTTGCGTTATTTAATGTCATGAACCATATTCTAAAATTCTTTTCTCCGTTTGCAGTTGGTGCATTTATGTTAACACGTAGAGATAAGTTTGAAGAATATGGTGGATTCCCCGAAAAGTTTTCAACATCTGAAGACTACTTCTTATCAAGAATGTATAGTCCTAAAAAGTTTAGAATCATCAATCACCATTTTGGCCAAGATTCACGTAGACTCAAAAAGATGGGTTACTTTGGCATGACTGCATACCTAATTAAGAACTTTATCAAGCGTAACGACAAAGCGTATTGGGACAAGCTCGATCCAACCAAATATTGGAACTAAAATAACCCATGGAGATTTTTGATTGTTACGTTTACTATTATCTTTATCTTTGGTATTTTCCGTACTTTGTAATCCATTATATGTCTCAGCAAAAGAAATAACTGCTGAGAGCTGGTTAATATCAGACAATGGAAATGTTACATCAAGTAAAAACTCAAATCAAGTAAGGTCTATTGCCAGTATAACCAAGTTGATTACTGTAATGGTCTTCTTGGATATGAATCCTTATCCTTCCGAGAAACACAGAGAGCTTATAAAAAGAAGCTTAATATCTTCAGATAATACAGCAGCTAAAACCTTATGTAATGATTTTACAGGGGGACATAGAGATTGTATCTTTATGATGAACCTAAAGGCAAGCCAGCTAGGGCTCAAAAATACCAGATTTCTTGAACCAACCGGACTATCGATGTTCAACGTCAGTACTGCGGAAGAATTAGTTAAGATTGTGGAAGAAGCGAGTAAGTATCCTCTGATTGTGGAATCGAGCAATACAAAGAGCTTAAAGATAAAGAAACACGTTTATACTAACACAAATCCGCACGTTAACATGTACAATGTTATGGTGAGTAAAACAGGTTACATTAGAATGTCTGGTGGTTGTATTGTAATGATGATTAAGACGGCAGAAGGTCTTAAAACTGCCATATTGCTTGGCAGCAAGAATACACATACACGTATTCAAGAAATTGATAGACTGTTAAAGTCTTAATGGTTGCAGAGCCTGGAGTCGCACCAAGAACTGAGGATTATGAGTCCTCTGTGATACTGTTTCACCACCCTGCGATATCAGTGGAGCGGGATGGGAGAATCGAACTCCCGACTTTAGCTTGGAAGGCTAAGGTAATACCATTTTACGAATCCCGCAAAAAACTGGAGCGGTCGCTACGATTCTCACGTAGACATTAGGTGGACCCCAATGTTGTTGAAAACGACCGCATAAACTTGGAGCGGGCAGAGAGAATCGAACTCTCAACTAAACCTTGGCAAGGTCTTGTGTTACCACTAGCACCATGCCCGCATCTAAATTAGATTGTATCTTATATATGCTTGTTTGTCAAGCGTTTCCGTGGTATACTTGGTGGGCCAACTTGGAATTGAACCAAGACTCAACCGATTATGAGTCGGACGCTTTACCATTAAGCTATTGGCCCATAAATTTAACGTTTAGAATTTTCTCTTTCTATTCGTTCAAATTCTGCATTTTCATTCTCAGAATCCTGAACTTGTTTTGGATCAGGTTTCCGAAAAATTGCATCGTAATTGTTTGCAAAAGTTTTCTGGTCCACACTAAATGGTCTTGGACTACTTCCTTTACCACCATCACTCATTTTGTTACTCTCCGTAAATAAAAACTATATCATCAATTGAGATGACATAACAATCGTTTAATGTTTTAGTTGCTGCATTCCAGTTTAAAAGAACTACGTCATCAACGGCAACTGCATCGACTTCAGAACCAATAGCAATTACTTTTGCTTTATCGGCTTCTTCTGAACGTGTGAGAATAATTCCTCCAGAAGTGGTCTTATTATTCTCTAAACGTTCAACGATTACTTTTTTTCCTAATGGTTTTAAATTCATAATATCCTCAAATTGTTTATATGTCTTTTATATAGTTGGTGCGACTGGCCGGAATCGAACCGGCATGCCCTTGCGAGCGAGAGATTTTAAGTCTCTTGTGTCTACCTATTCCACCACAGTCGCTTCTACATTGTTGGTCCGTTGCCGTTCCTAAATCCAACTTCACCGCCTTCAGCGGTAATTCTTTTAATAACATCTTCAAAAAGAATTGGTGTAAAATCTGTTTGTTCAACACAAACACAATGATATCTAGTATCAATTTCATTGCCATTCATTACACGACCTGTATGCAGGTGTCCGTGGATGTTAACTCCAAATCGGCCAAGACTATCACTATGAATAGGAATATGTGAAAGAATCATTCCGTTCATTACATGATATGCACGTAGTTCACGAAAATATTTCCGATATTCATCATCACGAAAAATGTCATGGTTGCCTCGAATGAGAACTTTATCACCGTTAAGTCTACTCATAATAGGAAGAGCTTTGCGGTTGATAACTACATCACCAAGATGATATACTTTATCGTTTGGCCGAACAGTTTCGTTCCAACGTTTAACCATTTCTTCATCCATTTCATCTGGATTGGTCCATGGTCTAATCTTTTCGTTTGTTTTAGAGTCGGTGAATCTACATACTCCAGCATGACCAAAGTGTGTGTCACTTACAAGAAATACTGCTGGCATATAAAATCCTTTAAAATGGTCCGGCCTACAGGAATCGAACCCATATTCACGGTGTAGAAGACCGCTGTATTATCCGTTATACTAAGGCCGGTTATTTGGTGCCCTCTCTCAGATTCGAACTGAGACTACACGGCTTCTAAGACCGTTTCCTCTACCAATTGGGATAAGAGGGCTTTCTTTTTTACATTAATTATCTTGTAATTTTTCTTATCAATAATATTAAATAATATTTTAATCCACGAAAAGGAAAAAAATCAAAGTTCATATTTGGCCAAATATGACCAACTTCATTTGGTATTCCACCATATGCTTTGTCTAGTGTTTCTTTAGTAGTATTTTTCATTTCTTAATCTTTCAATAATATTGGTACCCTCGCTCAGATTCGAACTGAGAGAACTCTTCTTTTTGAGAGAAGCGACTTTACCAGATTTGTCCACGGGGGCAATTTGGTACAACCTAGAGGAATCGAACCTCTTTCAATGGCTCTTCAGACCACCGCTATGACCACATCAGCTAAGGTTGCATATTCATGGTACCTCGTTGGAGAATCGAACTCCCGTATGCACCGTGTAAGGATGCCGTTCTACCATTAAACTACCGAGGCAAATTTACTTTGGGGTGACTAATGGGAGTTGAACCCATACGATCAGAATCACAATCTGAGATGCTACCGCTACATCATAGTCACACCAAAGTAAACTCAATTACTTTGGTTTACTTAAACTTTTGCCAACTCTTGTTCAGCAAGAATACGCTTCAATCTGTCTGCACAGAACGAAGCTGCCGGCGCATCTGGTTTAACCATTGGTGTCACATTACATGTACCTTTGATATAACCAATTGCTTGTTGTACTACACAGGAACTTCCATGTTCTTCCGACTTGTTAAGGTCTAGATGTACTTCTACATGGAAATCCTCTAATGTTTCTGCAAGAGATTGGAATAATTCTGAAACTTTATAAACTTCATTCATAAGCCTCATTGCAGGTTTACTTTTCTTGTGGTCATAATCCAATTCACGGTCAACAAAACCGAAAATCTTACAACCATGGCGGCCATCAATATGCACAACAACAGCTAAAGCATAGTCGGCATACCACACACCATCCACTCTCACTCTTTCGGAGTCAGCACCAAGATATACTTTCGTATCTGGTCCTTGATTTGCAAGGAATGCTTTAACTTCTTGTATGTCGAAATTTCTCATGTTGGCCACCTTTTTTAAAACTTGGCATCCCGCCAGGGACTCGAACCCCGACTAATGGTTTTGGAGACCATCGTGCTGCCATTACACCAGCGAGATATATATTGGTTCCCTGTAGAAGAATTGAACTTCTGTCTATCGGTTATCAGCCGATTGCTCTACCATTGAGCTAACGGGGAAAAATGCTCTGCGAACCTCGGCGGTAATTGTAGTGCATCAGCTCTTCTCCTTTGTATCAGAGTCACATCTCACGCACCTTCCACCCGCTTCCCGACAGGTTCCGTTCTCGTATTGCCAACGCCAGTTCGGTTTAACTGCTACATTTGACTGTAGGGACAGATTCTTTCACCAATGTTACTAAAGGTGAACCCTTGTCCGAACCACCCGTGATTAATTATTTCACTTCTCATCCTGCGGGTCACAGTAGCCACTATCACATGGCACGGTCTGGAGGGTCTTGAGAGAATCAAACTCCCACTTCAACGTTCGTAGCGTTGTGTAATATTCATTTTACTAAAGACCCATATTCTGGTAGTGACGGAGGGAACCGAGCCCCCAACCTTTTCCGTATGAAGGAATTGCTCTGCCGGTTGAGCTACGTCACCATATAGAAACACATTGCAAAGGCTGGGAGTCTCGAATTTTGCGAGCCATACACAATGCAATGTGTTTTTATATGGTAATTTCAAATTCAATCAAGGGCGTGTGACCATTGCACTTGAACAGTTATACCATATAGAAACACACTAGCATGAACCTATTGTCAATTATCCCTGCGGGGAACTAATATGTTTTTATATGGTGGAGGATGGGAGAATCGAACTCCCATAAACAGCTTGCAAAGCTGCCGTAATCCCATTATACTAATCCCCCATAACTTGGTCTCGGTAGAAGGAATCGAACCTTCGTCACGTGGTCCCAAACCACGAATTCTGCCATTAAACTACACCGAGAAAAACTGGCTCCAGTGGAAGGAATCGAACCTTCATTGGTTGTATACGGACCATGTTACCATTACATTACAACTGGAATAAACTTGGTGCCCCAGGAGAGAATCGAACTCCCACACCCGGATTACAAAACCGGACCTCTACCACTAAGGATACAAGGGCTATATTGGCTCCGCATCTGAGGTTCGAACTCAGCTAACCAGTGATTAACAGTCACGCCCATGCACCTAGCTCGGGTTCTGCGGAATAAAACTTGGCGGTTCTAAGGGGTAACGATCCCCTTCTTTTGGCGTGACAAGCCAACGTGCGTCCGTGAACACTTTAGAACCTAAAATAGGATAAGCTACTTGTTTCCACACAAGCCCTTAATTGAGAAGTTACTCTGTCCATCTCATTTATTCAAAGTCTGTGTGCAGTGAGAATCTGCCTATCAGAGCCTGCGAGGGTAGTTTCCATCCTCACGCTAACGGTTTTCTGCCACCGGAACTCTATCGCTATTCAAACGCCATTTTAACGAAAATGGTAACGGGATTCTGGTGGATGCGGTTGGATTCGAACCAACGTGTTGTTACAACCGGATTTACAGTCCGGCACCTTCGGCCTCTCGGTCACACATCCAATTTTTGGTAGGGGCACAGAGAATTGAACTCTGGTTAATAGGTTAAAAGCCTACTACTTTACCACTAAGTTATACCCCCATATTAAAATACATTAGGATGCGACTGTCGTTCCAGAACTTCATCTGGCTTCTCACGGCTTCGTCTGCCGATAAGACAATCTACACATTACATTTCAACTTATTCCAGCACAGTCGGATTGCTTCATGTACTACTAGCGAGAGTCTGTGCGGCCACAGATATTATCTCTCCTAGGTACCTACTGGAGTTGTTAACCTAATATATTTTAATATGGCGTCCCGTAGGGGATTCGAACCCCTGTGAATAGCGTGAAAGGCTACTATCCTAGGCCTCTAGATGAACGGGACAATATTAAATACAATCTAATTTTTAAAGAACATTTGCTAGTAATTTTTCAACTAGCGGCCTCGGGGATTCGATCCCTCTGCATTGCAATCAAGCACCAATGTTCCTCATTGGTTTTTGTGTTACCTGTGTTCCTCACAGGACTTGGTTGGATCAACTAATTTCTCAATCGATACACGTATTATATACGAACCGGTTGGTTTGTCAACCACTTTCTTGTTGTATTTTTACAACGTTGTTTTTATACAACATATATGGAGGTGCAGGTGAGATTTGAACTCACGATTTTACAGTTTTGCAGGCTGTTGCCTTGGACCGCTCGGCCACTGCACCATATTTTTGGCAGAGAGTGTGGGAGTCGAACCCACTCGCCCCTTTCGGAACGTCAGATTAGCAATCTGGTGCCTTACCATCCAGCCCACTCTCTATAACTTTGGCGGAAGACAGAGGAGTCGAACCCCATCCCATTTCTGAGAACCTGGTTTTCAAGGCCAGTCGCAGGACCATCCCCGCTGCATTATCTTCCGTTGTCATATAGAAACACACTGACGGGAGCTACCCTTAAAGCAGACTTCGCTACTCTGCTAATACAATATGTTTTTATATGGCAGGGGGTACAAGAATCGAACTTGTAATCTCAGAGTCAAAGTCTGGTGTGTTACCACTACACTAACCCCCAACAAAAATACAATCTAATTTTTAAAGAACGGTATGTATTGTATCAGGACCAAAGTCCTTGGCAATACATGGTGTTGTTTTTATGAAACACCAAACAAAAAACCCTTAGATGTTTAGTCTAAGGGTCTTGTGTTTAGAATCTTTTTAGAACTTTTTAGTTCATCCTCTCCACACAAAACCCGGTCGGCCATGTCATATCGGCACAATTAATACTTGTGCGATACTCTGACTGTAACGTAAAGGGTTTATGGGATATGAGAGACACTTTTTTCTTTCGATTAATTTAATTTATGTATGTATTATATATGTATATATGAGGATTGGCAAGAGGTTTTATGGTTTTTTTGTAACTATTTGAAATATGTTGTAAAAAAACAACAATTACGGATACTCTTTCCATCCTAGAGGTTCAATTTCCAACACAGGTGCATCTATGTTGTAGATTTCTTGGAACACTTCCCACAGTTTTTCTTTAATAGCAAACTTTGCAAAAAGGCCTGTCTCCATGCCGTGTGCTTCAACTTCCCAAGGACACAACCAGTAGTCTTCACCGGTTTGTCTTTGTCCTTTCCAGCGAGTCAAAGATTCGTTTGTTTCTCCGTAAGCAAACTGTTTGATGTGTACCATTTCATGTGCAATGGTCTTTAGAATATCCTTTGCGCTCATAAGAGAGTACACTTCAATTTCAAATTCTCTTGGTTTGTTGCTTTCGTTGCAATCAACTACATGAGCATAACCCATAGCATCCATAGTGTCGTTGAATTTGATTTTAATTGTCAGATTTTCTGCCATTTTATCAGACAACAATTCCTTAGCGTAAAACATGGTGGCACGCTTCACATAGGGGCGAAATCGTTCTTTGTCTGGACAACCAACAATACTTAGTTTCATTTGGCACCTAAAATAGTAGTTAATTATATTTATTTACTATCGAGTTTGTGTGCTAATAATTTCACCTTATGAAACGTGTACTATCTCTACTCCACACTTCCCTAAGAAGGTTAAACCATCTTCATTTCGATAATGTTCACCAAAGTATATTTTTTTAATTCCGGCTGTAAAGATTTGTTTTGCACAATCAATACATGGTGCATGAGTTAAAAACATATCCGCACCATCACCAGAATCAGTTGATTTGGCCAGTTTTGCAATTGCATTGGCTTCCGCATGAATGACTTCTGGTTTGGTTTTGTATTCGTATCGACCAAATTCATCATCACCAATACGAACTAAATTTTCACATTCATTCGTCCAACCAGGAGGCATTCCGTTATAACCAATACTCAATACTCTATTGTCTTTAACAACAATTGCACCAACTTTAAGTCTTATGGCTGTGGATAGAGATGCATAAATCTGAGCCACTTTCATGTGTGCATCAATGTACTTCTGTTTCACCTAAAGCCTCTTTTGTTTTTGTCATGTCTGCCCGTGTATATTTTTGATACGAATTCTTCAATTCTTCCGGCATTGGA